CTGATCGGGTTCATGCTTCGTCAGTTTGAAATCAGTCGTCTCGTAGGAATCCGTCCGTACAATGCTATTGCGTTCTCTGGTCCTATCGCTGTTTTTGTTAGCGTCTTTCTCATCTACCCTCTGGGTCAATCGAGTTGGTTTTTCGCTCCATCTTTTGGGGTCGCCGCTATCTTCCGATTCCTCCTCTTCCTTCAGGGATTCCACAACTGGACCCTGAATCCATTCCACATGATGGGAGTGGCAGGTATCCTGGGTGGTGCATTGCTTTCTGCCATCCATGGTGTTACAGTAGAGAATACGTTGTATCAAGATGGTGAAGATGCAAACACATTCAAGGCATTCGACTCCACCCAAGAGGAAGAGACTTACTCAATGGTTACAGCAAACCGTTTCTGGTCTCAAATCTTTGGCATTGCGTTTAGCAATAAGAGGTGGTTGCATTTCTTTATGCTGTTTGTTCCTGTTATGGGTCTTTGGACATCTTCCATCGGTATTATTGGTCTTGCTCTCAACCTTCGCGCTTATGACTTTGTTTCCCAAGAAATCAGAGCAGCGGAAGACCCTGAGTTTGAAACCTTCTACACGAAAAACATTCTCTTGAATGAAGGTCTTCGCACTTGGTTAGCACCTGTTGACCAACCGCACGAAAACTTTGTATTTCCTGAAGAAGTGTTGCCAAGGGGCAACGCACTGTGATATACTAAGGGAGTCTTCGGACTCCCTTTTTTTGTGTTGATTCCTACACAAAACTTTGTTACAATACAAACCGTTAAGTTAAATAGAAACGTCTACTAATTCACTATGAAAATTTTTCTCGACACTGCTGACATGTCCGAAATCGCTAAGGCGGCAAGGACTGGTTTGATTGATGGGGTTACTACTAACCCAACTTTGATTCTTCGTAGCGGCAGGTCTCTTTCTGACGTTGCTCAGGACTTGATTACATACTATCCTCAGTTTGAGAGTATCTCTACTGAGGTGGTGGCAGATACTGCAGATGAAATGATTGAGCAAGCGAAAGAGTTTATTCCTCTTGGTGATGCTATTACTATCAAACTCCCTTGCAATGTTGAGGGTCTGATTGCATGTAAAGCATTGTATCATTTGGGAGTTAAGACGAATGTGACGCTAGTATTCTCAGTAGCACAAGCATTACTTGCTGCCAAAGCAGGGGCGACTTATGTCTCTCCTTTTGTTGGACGTTGTAATGATAATTCTTTCAGTGGGGTAGAGCTTGTGCGAGCAATTTCGATTGCGTATCGCACGCAAGGAATGGAAACTAAAATCCTTGCAGCATCCCTTCGTGATGTCCACCATGTATCTCGGTGCTATGCATATGGTGCCGACGTTACTACACTTCCCCCGAAAGTATTCTGGGGTATGTATGACCACATTCTGACTCGCGAAGGTCTCGACCGTTTCCAGAAAGATTGGGAGGACGCACAGCAAAATGCAAACACTTAATACATTTGTATTAAATATCACTGTTGCAATACTAGATTTTCTTTACCAAGGTAGAGATTATCAACGCTTTTGGGTGCTTGAGGAGATTGCTCGGGCACCCTATTTTGCGTTTCTAAGCGTGTTACATTTTCGAGAGAGCATGGGACTTCGCGGTCCCGAGCATCTATATTTAATGAAAGAGCACTTTGCACAGTCAATCAATGAAACAGAGCATCTGGAATATATGGAAAGCAGGGGTGGTAATCGTTATTTTATTGACCGCTTTGTTGCCAAGCATCTCGTTCTTGTCTACTATTGGAGCAACGTGGTTTATTATTGGGTGGCTCCTCGCCTTGCTTACCATCTCTCCTACGAGGTAGAGATTCATGCAGCAGAAACTTACGCTAAGTTTCTTGCTCTCAATGGGCATGACGACAAAATTCTAGAGATTTTGAATGATGAGTTGGAGCACTCCAGAGAACTACAGAAATCTATGGAGCTAATCTGATGTTTAAAAACTGGGGCAAGGACATTGAGCCGCCCGAGAGAATAACAAGAGAAGATGTACAGGAGATGATAGATGATGCCATACGAAAACACAATCGTAATGCTTCGATTATTTCAATGTGTGTTGGTTGGGTTGTTCTTGCACTTTTTGCTGAGGGTCTCCTTCGACTCATTGGAGTAATACCACCGCTGTTGCCATGGCTCAAAATTACACTATAATATTAGAATGGATAGGCATAGTCCTCGCTTTATTTTTTGGGGTAACTATGTTTTGTCAAGGACATTTCATCCTACATAATAAGCATGGATACACCAGAAAAGACACCGAAAGACCCGAAAGACGAGATGAAGTCAGACGACAAGTCGAAGCGGTCATCAGAAGAAATCGCGAGGATGATTCATCCTCATGATGATGAGCCTGACCCTACGGCATACATGGGAAACTATAACTTCCCACAAATGTTGTTTGCTTTCTGCGTTGGGTTTTGCACTATGTTTGTCTTAGCTGTTGATGAGATAAACGACTTCAAGGGTTGTCCCTTACCAGAGTATTTTTTAAACGAAACAAAATGAAAGTAGGAATGATTGGACTGGGTAGAATGGGAGAGGGCATGTCCCGTCGTCTCATTGCTGCTGGTCACGAAGTACACGGATACAGAAACAATGTTAAAAAAGCTAATGAGCAATATGAGAAGGGTTATATCAGTGGATATACCACTTCTGTGGAAAGCCTTGTTCAAGTAATCAAAACAAAAGAAGTATATGGTGAGAAGTCTGGAGAGACTCTGCACTTCCCACAACCAGGCGTCTTCATGATGGTGGTGCCTGCCGAAACAGTGGAGGACACACTCGATGAGCTACTACGATATTGTCGTGAAGGCGACATTATTATTGATCATGGCAATAGCAATTTTAAGGACAGTCGGAAAAGAGCCGAGCGACTTGCAAAACTTGGCATCGCGTATATTGACTGTGGTACTAGTGGTGGTGTTTACGGTCTGGAGCGTGGATACTGTCTTATGGTTGGTGGCGGAGATACTGCAGTCGATACCTGCCGTCCAATCTTTGATGCACTCGCACCAGGCATCCACGCTGCCCCCAGGACTCAACCTGACAGCAACTTTACATGGTATCCCGAGGAGTATGGATGGATGCATTGCGGCGGTCCTGGCGCTGGTCACTTTGTGAAGATGGTCCACAATGGAATCGAATACGGAATCATGCAAGCATATGCAGAAGGATTTAATATCCTGCATGAAGCAAATGCTGGGGCAGCATACGTTGCTGCAGGTGATGCTGAGGTTGCTCCAATGGACAATCCAAAGGATTACTGTTATGATATTAACGTTGCTAAAGTGGCTGAGCTTTGGCGTCGTGGTAGCGTGGTTGGCAGTTGGTTGCTTGACCTTACCGCTGATGTATTACGCAGCGATAGAGAGCTTAGCAAGTTCGATGGGGGAGTATCAGACTCTGGTGAGGGTCGTTGGACTGTCCACGCTGCTGTGGATCTTGGCGTACCCGCTCCTGTCATCTCTGGTGCTCTGTGGGCACGCTTTGAGTCGCGCCGTCTTGGTGCTTTCACGGCCAAGGTTTTGAATGGAATGCGTGCTATGTTTGGTGGTCATGACGTTCGCTGATGTCCTCCTATGGGGAGCAATACCGTTTGTACTATCCACAGTATATTTCGGGCTACGAAAAGGTGAAAATAACTACTACGAATCAGATGACTACGATGGAAACGGCACCGCTCACTAGCGGCATAGTAATCTTCGGTGCTACTGGAGACCTATGTAAAAAGAAACTAATCCCTGCACTATACAAACTCTGGCAGAAGGAATTGCTGCCAGAGAATTTTCTTATCACAGGTTGTGCTAGACGCGACCCAGGTGCAGCGGCATGGAAAGAATCTCTTGGTGATTACCCTGATGAATTTCTACATCATCTAGACTACATCTCAGCAGACTTGGACAATGTTGATACTCTCCGTCACCTTCCTGATTACCTTCACGATAATACTTATTTTCTTTCGGTACCTCCCGAGAGATACGCTAACGCTATTATCAATCTCAAAGAGGCGGGTAAACTCAATGACCCCGAAACATCCCGTGTGGTTATTGAGAAACCCTTTGGGCACGATTATAAATCTGCTGATCGTTTACAGTCTGTGGTGGAGCGACATCTACGCGAGAAACAAGTCTATCGCATTGACCATTATCTTGGCAAAGATACTGTTAATAACATACTTGCTACTCGGTTTAGTAATATTCTGCTTGAGCCACTTTGGAATCGTAATTACATAGACGAGATTCAAATCTTTGCTACAGAGACCATTGGTTGTGATGGTCGCGCCCAATACTATGAGACAGCAGGTGCTGTTAGAGATATGTTACAGAATCATATCTTACAAGTGCTTGCTTTGGTAGCAATGGATGCACCTTGCAGGATGAATGCCAGGGAAATCAGACGTGAGAAGACAAAGGTGCTTGCCGCCACTAGAATGAGTGAGAATTTTCTATTAGGACAGTACGATGGCTACCGTAACGAAGAGGGCGTTGATTCTAACAGTGGTACTCCTACCTATTGTGCTGGCACTTTATTCGTCGATAACTGGCGTTGGGAGGGAGTTCCTTTTAACGTCATGACGGGTAAGAAGATGCCCTATCAATGTGTAGAAGTTGTTATCAAACTCAAGACACCTCCGCTAAAATTATACGAAGGTGAGTGTGGTGACCGCATTGTTATGCGACTTCAACCTAATCCTCACCTAGATATTAGGATGGACATTAAAGCACCTGGGTTTACAGATGAGTTGGAGTTAGCAACTCTTACTCATGACTATCCACAAGATAGAGCAGTTGACGGTTACGAAAAGTTACTGTATGATGCTATACATGGGGACCAGTCACACTTCGTCCACGCTGAGGAAGTGATGGAGTCCTGGAGAATTGTCGATGACCTTCTCTGCACGGGTGAGTCATGTCCTATTCGCACTGTGCCCTACATCTACAAAGGTGGTTGGGGTCCAGAGCATAAGATTAGATGGCTAACTAATTGGGACTATCCAGCATGACAAAAGAAACTATCATACTTATCGGTTGCTTTCTACCTCTTGTTATTATATACATAGTAATGAAGCTAGCGGTATGGGTCTCAGCTGTAAACGCAGAGCAAGAGTATGTTAGACAAGAACCTTCCAGACAACGAGGACCCTTCGTGGCAGATGCATATGCAGACGTTGATGAAGAGGAAGAGGAGTATGGAGATCGCACAGACTATCGATGACGCTTTGTTTGAGTGGTATTCGGAGCGAGGTCTCCCTGTCCCTAAGTGGAAGCAGAAGAGAGACCCAGACTGGTGGACTGAATATCTAAAACAAATGGGAATAGACCCGCGTAACCCTTGAGTAATAAAATGAAAATCATTGCATATACTAGTCGTGGTTGTAGACATTGCACCACTCTTAAGAAATTGTTTGGTAGAGCAGGTGTAGAGTATACTGCTTATGATGTTGGGGATGATGTTTCTGTCACAGCATTCAGGCAACAGTTTCCTGAGTGTGATGGTTATCCTTATGTAATTATTGATGGGAAGCCTATTGGTGGTTTGGTCGAGACTGCTAAATTATTCTTAGAGAAGGGATTGGTAGATCCTCCAAAATGATATGTCAGATGAAATATATTCTTTGGTAAATGGCGCTATTGACTTGGCAGTTACAGACCAACAATACAAATTAAATATCTATGACTTTGCAAAGTCAGAGAAGATGAAGAGGAGAGACATGGTGTCCTTTCTTAATAGTAGTCTAGTATCTCAGATTAGAGATGAGGCAAAGCATCTTGATATGTATTTGAATGGCGGACCAGCAGACCTTACAGAATGTTATGGTTGGATGGGTAAGACTCGCGCCACAAAGTATAGAGACTATCTTTATAAAATGATTGAGGACGCTGAGCGTTATGAAAAAGAGCGAAGACCTGGCAGGAAACCTGGGAGTAAAAACAAAAAGAAGTCAGGAGTTGCAAATAAATAGAGGTGTGGAATTAATGCTTCGGAGGAAGAATGTATGCCCGCCAGAGCGGTCTGGCATTATCTTTAGTAAAACATTATCAATCTTCCGAAGACAAATTAAGTTTACTTTGGAGATTGACAGAAACGAATCAAAGGAGTAGACTCATGGAAGCAACAGCACCGTTTTTGTTTATCGCATTCTTCATGACAGTAGGTGCCTTCATTCTGGGAGGCGTGCTAGTATGGAATCTCAAAGACCTCTTTGATGCGTGGTATGATAACGCTGGGTATGCTAAGCATGTCTTACACCCAGAAATGTTTGACGAAAATGGTCAAATGTATCGTGATGATTTGCTAAGAGTTACATTTATGAATGATGATGACGAGTATGAAGACGAGGACTAAATGATTCTTATTGATATGAATCAGATTATGATTAGTAATCTGATGATGCAACTCAAGATGAGTGTGCTGAATGAAGACCTCGTAAGACATATGGTCCTGACTGGACTAGTTGCTTACGAGAGACAATACAAACAAACGTATGGCGAGATGGTGCTCGCATATGACAGCAAACATTACTGGCGTAAGAGCACCTTCCCATACTACAAACAGAATAGAAAGAAAGACCGAGAAGAATCTGAGTTAGATTGGAATGCTATCTTTGAAGTCTTGAATAAGATTCGCGATGAGATTAAAACATACTTTCCATACAAAGTTGTTGAAGTCTATGGCGCTGAAGCAGACGATGTAATTTCTACACTGGTTAAACACCAGGCAAAGATAAACATCAGGAAACACAAGGCAGGACAAGACCTGGACAAAGTTTTGATTCTCTCTGGAGATAAAGACTTCATCCAACTGCAAAGGTATCCTTTCGTCAAGCAGTTTAATCCTATCCTAAAGAAAGAGATTAAACATGAAGACCCGAAGACATACATCCTAGAGCACATACTCAAAGGTGATAAGTCTGATGGCATTCCAAACTTCCTATCAGACTCTGACACATTTGTATCAGGTAAAAGGCAGAGACCTATAAGTAAGAAAAACTTAGAAAAATGGGTAAGGTTAGACCCATCTGTTTTCTGTAACACACCTGAGTTGATGGAGAATTATGAGAGAAACAAGTGTCTCATTGACCTTACTCAAATTCCCCGTGACCTGGAGCAGAAAATTGTTGACGAATACCTATCCCTAAATAATGAGGTGAAGCAAGTGCCACTTGAATATTTCAAGGAGCACAAACTTAATACACTCATGCAGGAGTTTGTCTTCCGCAGTAATAAATTATCTTTCAATAACTGACATGAAACTTTTACTTACAGAAATTCTACAGAAAGTTAACAACGCTAAGACCAAGGCAGAGAAGAAGGAAATTCTTCAG